AATCAGCGGGTGTTCGTAGAAATATTTTTTATCAGGGTATTGCTGCCGCAATCGTTGGTTTAGCAATATTCAAACCTTTCCATAAATGTGCTTAAAATATTTATACTAGAGGATGAGATGGTTGAGTTGCAATACCACAGTTATTCTCACGATTTCTAGCCATATAAATATAACCTTTATCTCCCCACGATTCGCCCCAACTGTTTTTCACAATCCAATAGTCTGTTCCATTAGTTGTTGTTCCATAACCAACAACTAGTACTCCATGGTCTAGCATTGTACTAGAACAATCTGGATCATAGAAAACACCCTTTTTATAAAACTGGAATTTAGGGCTTGATGCATCAATACCAACTGATATAGGACCGACCGCAGCCACAGCTTCTTTTAACCCCGTTTCGCCACCTTCAACATCTTTAAATCCCGAAAATTTTGCTACTACCCTACTATGATTAAATTTACAAGGATCATCTTCAGGCGCATAAGGATACTCTTTTTCACTCTCAATTCCTCCAGCATCAATTACGTACTTAAATGCACCATCCATCAATCCCCCACTACATCCTTGATCTGTGCCATTTACGTCACAATCCACAATTTGCGATTCACTTAAAGCTACTAACTTACCGGTTTTAATAGCATGCTGTCCTTCCATCGAACCTGTTGCTGAAAAAGTCCAACAAGACCCGCACTGTTGTTGATTTTTAATAGGGGTTACAACGCCTTTATCGCGCCAGTCTACCGATTTCGGTACACCCAGTAGTGCCTTTTTTTCAGTTGGTGCGAGATACTCTCTCTTTGCTAATTCATAATTTAAATCTTTTCTTATCACCCACTCAGTCCAGTGTTTATCGGCAAATTGGTTTAATTCAAGTTCAAAGCCATGATTACCCTTATTATGTTTATTTACAAGATCACGATTGTCTAACCAATTTGTAAATGTTTTTGTAATATTATGTCCATCACTCCAACTATTAGTTTTATTATAATTTAAAGCCCAATGATTGAACTGAGATAAGTCAGTAGAAATATGCGGGTTATTGGTATGATAACACTGTCTTCCTCCGAGGGACGCGATCAAAAAACAAAATGTATAGAATATATTCATTATGTTGTTTAATGAGTATAATCCTTTAGATAGGTTTAGTAAATCTTTAACGTCTGCGTGTTTTACGTTTGCGTCTTTTCTTTTTTCTTTTTCTTGTTTTTCTTCTTCGCTTTCGTTTTCTTGTTTTGCGTTTTTTGCGCTTGCCGCCATCTAAGAAACCCAATCTTCTAGCTTCTTCATTAACCTCCTCTAAATCAGCCTCCGTTAATCCAAAGTCTAAACCATAGGGATCAAAAGCAGCTGATATATTAGCTTGTTCTGCCTTCAGGGTTTTGGCCTGTGTTTTTGCCAGCTTAAGCGCCTTCTGGTCTTCCTGATATTCCCTTTCTAATTCAGCAAGTATACGTTGTGACTCCGGAGAAAGCGTGGGGCTTCTAGGAGGTGTTTTTTTAGTTTTTCTTCTTCTTCTTCTTCTTTTTGATTTCGCTTTTTGTGGTGGACTTGAAGACTTATGTTCTTTTTCAATGGCGGATGTAGGAGGCGTGTTATCTGGCGTTGGGTAAGCAGCAAGCTCTGCTTCTAAATCGCTTTCTCTAACATCAGGGAACATTCTTTGAAACTCGGTGACAACATCATCGTCTTCTAACTGACCTGGAGATACCATACCATATTCTTCTATAATTCTAGGAGGGCTTGATACATAAGACTGATTTTCCTCTCGTATAGTATTTAATGGATCCTTTATCTTTCCGATTAAATTAACTAGTTTATCACTAGCTCTAGTAGTTCTAATTGATAAATCATTAATTTGATTTGAATGTTCGAGTGTTGATGCTGCTTTTCTAAGAGCACTTAGTGATGCTGCTGCGCCTAATAAATCTTCATGTGCTACATTCAAATCTGATCTGGCCTTAACAAAATCTGTTATTAAGTTTTGTTCCATTATATATGGCTGTTCTTTTGACGCGCTTGTTCCTTGTCTTTTTTTACGCGTCCCACGACTTGCCGCTTCTCCAGCTTTTTCTAATACGCGCTGGGTTCTTTTAAGTTGTTTCGCTCTTCGCTTTTGATACCTATCATGGTCGCTTTTTTGTTTTTTATTTTGTGATAATGTTTTTTTTATATTTTTGTCAATACCACGTAATGTCATTTCAACCTGTTGTAATTGTTGAATCGCTCCATTTGGATTAAATGCCATTTATATATTACTGCGAATTTATTTTATTTTCTCCTATTTCTGTTAATTCTAGTGTCTTGATATTATCCATACTATCTACATTTTTTAACGATACGATGCTACCTATCCTTTCTTTCTGATGCTGTTTAAATCGTGTATTTTCTTTTTTAATGCACCCTTTTAGAATCTTTAACATGCAACGTCCTATACTATTATTAATTACCTGGAAAATCTTAATAATACCTCCTGTTACTCCAATTATTTCTAAATAATTTTTAACATCTGATGTTTTATACAGCCAATAATCTGATAATACTCCTACTAATATGCTATTTGTTACAATTAAAACCCAAATCAATATATTTTGAAATTTTTCCTTAATATTTGGATCTACATCATAATTAGGTAGTTTTTTTTCATCAATAAATAAATCTTCATAATATAGTGGTTTTGATGCCGTCACATAAACTAAAAGAGGAAAATTCCAGAAAATTATAAAAAACGCACCAGAAATAATAAAGGGAAAATAGTAGAACTCTCTAAATTGTTCAAAAAATGCTAAAGCAATAATTCCGACAAAAGGTAAAAAATATCTTTTACATTTTATCTTTTTACATTCTTCTTTTGTACACCTTATTTTTCTAGTTTCATTTACGCATATACAGCACCATGATAAACACATTTCTTAATTTAAGATTAAAAAATGAGTTTAAATAGTTTACTATTATTCATAGTCTTACTGGTCTCGATAATATATTAATAATTGATATCCTTTGTTAAAATTAAAATAAGTTTCATATTGTTCTGCGAACCGCCATTGTGTATTTTTATTTAATTTACTTTTCCAGTTAAATTTTTCTAATCTACTATAACTTTCTCCATCAAAACCATAATCAATACCATTAAGAGTAATATATGCTGAAAAATGAACCTTGCTAGTATTTCTTAAAACTGCCGCATCTAATTTATATGAGTATTTCTTTCCTGGTTTGATGAATTTTTCGGAATATTTTGATATGAATTGACGATCAACACTAAATTCTAGTTTTTTTGGTGTATCAAATAATCTTGACGGACCATCTTGCACCTCCAAAAATATTACTTTTGGAATAAAATCACCTATTATTGATGCATTTCTAATTAGTTCATTTAGTTCTTTACCGGTCGGAGGGTAATCTGATGACAAATAGAAATTTAACCAACTCATGGGTCCCTTTGTATATGATATATCTCCCTTTTGCCAACCTATATGACGATCTCCTATATCTAGCATTTTTCTATAAATAGTGGAGTAAAAGGTTAACGGGTTTGATGCTTTTTTAGTTTTTACAATTCTACTACCTGGTATAGCTCTATGAAATTGTCGAATTATGTCATTTGTATCCATTAATTCTGCATATCTTGCTGGATCACCCTCCGTTTTACTTCTTAACGAAGCATCTATCATTTTATTTAATAAAAATGCAGGTTTTTTTAGTTTATTTGGTATACTTTTCTTACTATTCGGAAGTATACCCGTAATACTTGTTTGTCTAAACCATCTATTAAATTTACGACCCGAATCACTCAAAAACCATGAAACAAAAAATGAATTCATCCAACAATTGGCTTGATGTTGAGCTGGAGCTATTATTAACTTAGCTGAAACTGGTTTAGTTGTATTTAAATTTTTTAACATAACCTCTTTAGCTTTTTTTGTTTTCCATGAATAACATTTTGATCCTCGTGCAGTAGTAACTAATACCCCGCCTTCTGGACAATCATAAATATTTCCTCTAGGTGTTACACTTTTTAAAGTCATAAGTTGTCTATTAATACTAGGGGAAAATTCAATGTTACCTTTTTTTTGGGCTTTTTTTAGTTCTTTTGCTAGTTTTGGTGTGTTATTATCAATAACCGTTCCCTCTTTCTTAGATGTAGATGTTTTTTTCTTATTTACACCAGTTTTGGGAACACATTTTCCTGTAAGAGGATCTTTTTTAGTTCCATTTGGACATCGTTTTCTTTTTGTTTGTTTTTTTGTTTGTTTTTTTGTTTGTTTTTTTGTCTTTGAGGAAGGACTTTTTTTCAGTGTTTTTCTTTTCTTAGGTGTTGTTTTTTTAACCTTAGCTGTTTTTACTTTTTCCTTTTCTTCTTTTTTTAAATATTTTAAATCTGCCTTTAGATCTACTATAGTACTCTGAAGCATCTTATTTAAAAGAAACTCAGGGGGATATTGCCATTTCTTAGGATGTAATACTGTTTTATCTAATTTTTTAATTTTTTTATGCAATTCATATACTTCATCAATTCTATTTCGTCTAATTTTTAATTGCTTTTCATTGGGCACTCGTAAAGCATATTTACCTGGTTCTAATGCCCATTTTTCTTGATATTTGTCTTTTAGTTTTTTCTTTTTAACTGTAATTTTAAGATTGGTTTTTGCTTTTTTAACAACCTTAATTTTAACTGTTTTTTTTGTACTTTTTTTACATTGGCATCGTGATTTAACTAATTTATCTGTATCGTTGCATTTTGGTGAGTAGTACTGTGCCATTTTATATATATATTCTAAATATTTAATATTGCTATTTTGTATATGGACGACATAATAACCGGAACACCAAATTCATTAAGCGCGGCTAGTTTAAGACCAACCGCTACCCCATCTGTAAAACCGCCATTGGTTTCTAATGATGGTGAATGGAGTACATGGAATATTATAACCATTGTGCTAATCGTCGTGGTTTTAGCACTATTGGGCTTAAATATATTTTCCTATTTAGCAAAAGGCACCGATGTAATAGGTGATTTTCTTGCAAGGTTTTCATCCCATGTACCAGAAACTGCTGCTAAAGTTATAGATACAAGCGTAGTAGGAACACAAGTAGCTGCTGATGTGGCTGCTGGTACGGTTAAAGATGCTGGAGATGTTTTATCCAGAGAACTAAATTTAAAACGGAGAGATTTGTGGGAATCAAGAGACCAGGGAGTAAAGAAATCTATTGAAAATAGAGATATGCCAGGCATTAACAAGTTCCCAGAACATGAACCTGATAAATCTTATAAAGAAAGTCCTGAGGATAATAACATTCTGGAAAAACATAAACCCGGATACTGTTATATCGGTACAGATAGAGGATATAGATCTTGTATTAAAGTAAATAGTACAGATCAATGCGAATCTAAAAAAATATTCCCTTCAATGGATATTTGTATTAATCCATCTTTAAGACAATAAGTTGATATAGTATTTAATATTCTATCAACTAACTATTTATTGAGTAGGCCAAATCGCAGATGTAGGGGTTTCGCCTTGCTCAAAATACCATTGCAATGATAAGTATGGAGGTGTAGCAGTTTTGGTAACCTTAGTAGAAAGATCAGGTCCATCTCTAACAATTTGCATAACTTCTGTTCCACTTAAAGCATAATCGTGATACCATAAATCGGACAGGTTTCCAGAAAATCCCCCATTCAAGTTAACAAATACATCCCCGTAATTTTGTTTTGGAACACTATCAAATACGTGACGCAATGCCACATCACCATTAATAAAGACATCCATAATATTTCCTTTTACTCTTATAGCTACATTTACCCATTTATGCAATGGCAAATCTGTAACCTCTACCTCTTCAAGGATATTCTTAAAGGTGTTCATAACAACAATAAGCGAGTTCCTTGTTGGGTGAATGTAAAGTCCTGGTCCATTATTTGGGAAGGCCGTCTGGTCCCCATTTAATCTCTCCGTGCCTTTGTGGAAAATGTGTTTTCTTTGACCATTTTTATATACTAAATCATCTACATAAATCCAGACGGTCCATGTAAATTCCAAACCATTTCTTTGATTAATAGAACGCATTACTGGGATGGAGTTAGGATTATTAGGATCCTGCGGAATAACTAAAAGTTTTTTAGCATCTTTCATTCCGGATGTTAAATGCGGAGATGATGCAGGTTCAAACAACCACGTCATAAGACTAACACCCGCTCGCAAAAGGAGGATAAAGACAATAATGACTAAAATTAAAAAAACAACCTTCGATACAAGCGTGTTCGAGTTTAAAAAATCCCTTATACCGGACACGGCCCTTCGACCTGTTCCTAAAAGTTCGTTTCCTGCTTGTTGTGCTTGATTCATAGCTATATATAATAGCAAATAAATTATATATCGAATTTGTTCATTACTTTATTGTCTTTTAAAAATTCAACTCTAATTCTATATTTGTTAATTAAGCCTGTTAACCAGTTACTTCCGCCGGGACCTTCTCTGTAAATAGCATATGCCTCACGTGGATTTACAGCTCTTGAAAAATATTGGAAGTTTGAAAGGTAACCTTCAAAGCCGCCGCCAGGGGATACTACTAAAGGACTTCCGGATGACATTCTAGGTACACCAGGTAATACACACGTCCTGACTAATTTACCGTCTAAGTACAAATCTAAAGCACGGTTATTTAATGTTACAATAATATTTGCCCATGCTTGAAGTGGTACATTTTCTAAAGTACAAGTATGATTGACGGCTTGTACAGACTCTTTATTTGCGTATGTTCCTAAAGTAACATCTATATTATTCATCATTGCTCCTAAACTAATCTCAGGAGCTGGAACATTTCCATCTTGTCCACGTCCAAAAATGATTTTCTTTTCACCAATACGGTAATTCCAGTTTGATATGTACACCCATATGGAGTATGTGTAATCAGCAGATGCACCGTGTGGCATATTATCTCCGGTTAGGATAAGCGTTTTGCGTGCATCATGCATACCTAAAAGGTAAGTTCTGGAACTATCTCCAAAAATCCATAGGTAAAGTAAGTAAATTACAAGGATGATAACGACACCTATTACAATGTTTCTAACGTTCATAATATAATATAGGCGAAGAAATTATCTAAATAATTGGTGGATTTTTATACTTTAAACTTTTATATAGACTTTTGATTTTTGATAAAGTTAATGGTTTTGGAAAGTAAACTACACTACAAACTCCACCGCTTAATCCCTCATTTTCACCCGCGGTTATTTCATCATATGACATTATTGGAACAATATTATTTGTGGAAGATACTAAAGTGCCATTTATAAAAATATCTAAAGTTCCACCATCATAATTTATGACTATGTTATTCCATCTTTGTAAATTAAAATCAGTGGTTTCATAAACAACATTGTCTTGATCTAAACCATTGCTCATTATGATTCTTAATGTATTTATAGAAGGGTTAAATTGGATTTTGGGTTTGTTAGCATAATCAATTATATTTGTAAATTTGTTACTAGATTTCCTTAAACTAGGAGGCTGTTCATGTATAAAAGTCCACGCAGATATAGAATAATTATAATTAAACGCTCCAACTCCTGATCCTATATCCTCATAATTACCAATTACCTTTTTCTTACTTAAATATACAGGTTCTTTTAATAAAATCTTTGTTTTGAGCATATTATCTCTAATTTTTCTATTTTTTCCTAGATCTTCGGATTCAGCTGTTTGCATTTGGACTTGATTCCTTAAATTTATTATTATTGGAGCATTTATCTGTACATACGTTACTGCTGCTTCTAGAGATATTGATTTTGAAAACATTTTTTGGAAAAATCCTAATTGTTTTTTATTCTTACTAGACTGGTAACCGCGTGATTCAAGATAAGTTGTCAGGTTTCTTACCATATCAGGCTCATAAAGATTATTTGAAAAAACAAAATCCCAATCCACCGAAACACCGTCCATTAATCCCGACATTTGATTTTCGTTTCTTATTATTGATTTATCGTGTGCTTCGCTTTCTTGTTGTATCATTAAATCATCTGTTTTTGTTACTGAATGCAGAAATATGTAGTTTTTAATAATTGGTATCAAAAAATAAAGACCTACAAATACTATTTCAGCTATTAAAATAATCCATGATACATATGGTGTTTCTTTAATTTGATTCCATAAGTAATTTGTCAAATATAAAACTGTACATGGTATAATAAATATAATATGATATAAAAGTTTGAAAAATGTATTGCTCATTATCTTAGCAAGCAGTTCTGTATTTTTTGTGATAGCCGAAAATATGGCAAAAATTAAACCTATTACTACTGCAATTTCAATTATGACAGTTAAAGAAAGAGATAAAAATGAAAACGTTTTGATTAAATATAAAGCTAAACAAGTAAGGCCTAATACAACTGCGATACTAAGCACGGATTTATATAAAGGCACGGTTTCCTTAAATGTCCAGCTAATTTGGTTCATTGTACTTTTATCATATGGATAAGGCGACGAATCATTGTTTTCTTTTATAAATAAAGATATAACGCCTAGAGAAATAAAAGCAGCTCCTAGTATTAAAATAATATTAGTATAACTAGACCATGATTTTAAAACAGAATTATCTTTGTAAAGAAAAGTAAAGGTGTAAGATAATAGTAGATACACTACTAAAATGGTTATAGACAAGGTTTTAAAATCAGTCATCCACGACCAAAGTAGACCTGAAAATGTTGCCAAAAATCCAAATATTTTACGAAATACCAGCATTAAACTATTAGACAGATTGTATCTTAAATCAAATGCTTGTTCTGATATATTTTTACCTTCCATAGCGGGATATATAAAGTCATAAAGCTTCATACCACTAGCAATAAAAGCTATTATTAATGGAACATATAGTGTTATTGCTAATAAATTCTTAATAACTTTATCTTGATAACCGGATTTAGTCATATTATATTATTATCTTATTAAAAAAATGTTAAATATTATATAATTAAAAATTTATTAATCAATAGAAAATTAATTATTATTTATAAATTGCTTTGCATTGTTTTGGTAGCGTGACATTCAGTGCATAGTGCAACTAAATTTGAAACATGATTAGATCCCCCATATCTTAAATCTACTTTATGATCTACTTGAAATGTTGCTTTAAGTTGATCATTACAGTGTTTGCACCGCCAATCTTGTTGCGCCGCTACATATTTTTTTTTAGTTTCACTAACCGATCTTTTTGATGAATTACCTCCAGAATTTAACATTCTTTTCATTTGCGGCGTTACGGCATTATTGAAAGATGCATTTCTATTTAATTCGTCCATATCGCTTTTAACACTCGCAAAATCAAAAATGGGAGTCAACATATCAGTTGTGTTTCGATCTATTGGCATATATTTTATAATACTATTAGCGTGTTTAAACATGCCTTTTGATCCCTCGGGATTTTTCTTAATAAATAAATACAACGAAAGTCCAACAAAAGCATACGTTGCCATTTGAATATACTTTTTATCTATATGAAATATCTTAGTATATTTTCCATCATAATACGTATTTACTACTAAAAATGTAGTTATTGCAATAATAATCAATCCTATTCTCATTATATTTTATCTAGATTATTATTTGTTTCACTTCTTAAGAAGATATAAAATAAGTAAAATAATAAATAATACAGTTCCGATCATAATGTATTGCTTCCGCGATTTATATTTTTCTTTATTTATAACTTCTTTGGGTTTATAACTATCATAGTATTTTTCTAAACTATCAAAAAAGTCCATTTGATCCCATTCCATTTTTTCATGTAATTTATTAATAATAAAGTGAACCCATTTCATAAATGATTCTCTTGACCCTAAATATGGCGTTACTGGATATTTATCTAACATTTTTGCAAACTCATTTCCAATTGGTTTTTGAGGTAAGAAAAGTGGTATATTTTGAATCGTATCATAGTATTTCTTTTTGGTTACATCATTCGGATGTTGCGGATACATGACCGATATTGTCTGTAATGTAAATTCGAAATGCGGCATCCATATTTCTGGGTCTAATGGCATTTATATATGAAATAGACATAAAAACTACTATGTATAAACATATAACATTATGCAAAGAGGAAGAACATCATATCAATTCTGTAATAATTGTGCAAAACAAGGACATTTATTTAATCAATGTAAAATGCCTATTACTAGTATAGGTATAGTGGCTTTCATAAAAATACCCAATGGAACAAGAAAATACTTAATGATATGTAGAAAAGACAGTCTAGGATATATTGAATTTTTAAGGGGAAAATATCCACTTTATAACAAAGAATATATACAAGCATTAATTGATGAAATGACTGTATATGAAAAGGAAAAAATATTGAACGATGATTTTAAAGATTTATGGACAAATTTATGGGGAGACTTTGTAGGTATTCAATATCGTGGAGAAGAAAAGCATGCAAGGGAAAAGTTTACACAAATACAAAGAGGTATACAAATATTTACTGAGGGATCTTATGATCTTAAAAGTTTAGTTAATGATAGCAAAACAAGTTGGCAAACTCCAGAATGGGGATTTCCAAAAGGGCGTAGAAATTATCAAGAAACAGATATTACTTGTGCGTATAGAGAATTCAATGAAGAAACAGGGTATGTAAAGGAAGATTTAAATATGATCACAAATATTCAACCTTTTGAAGAGATCTTTATTGGCTCCAATTATAAGTCTTACAAACATAAATATTATATTTCGGAACTAATTTCTGAAGATCCGACTACAAATAATTTTCAAAGAAGTGAAGTAAGCGATATGAAATGGTTGAGTTTAGAAGAGTGTTTAACCTATATAAGACCGTATAATTTAGAAAAATTACAATTAATTAAAGATATTGATAAAGTTTTAGTTAAATATAGATTAATCTCATAATATATTAACTGATGGAAAAGGAAACGAAAGGCAGACAAAAACCTGTTAGAGTAAAAAAAAGAAAAGGTAAAATTAAAATTAAAAAGAAGGCCGTTGTTAAAAAGAGTTGTGACCAGTTAAAAGCAGAATACGGAGATTTAAAGAATATTGATTTAGAAAATAAAGAACAGGTTGAATTTTTGAAGTGCATATCTACAGAAAATAGGGAACAATTAGGTAGGGAGTCAGCTAAGTATCCATATTTGTATCCTTCATTGGATGATCCTAATTTTAATGTTAAGATAGCAACTAAAAAGGAGTTCTATGATAATCGGTATGAAGAAAAAAGCCGAGAAGATTTTGATAATATTAAGGAAGTGGCTCAGCGACTATGTGATAATACAGAATTTGAATTAGATCCGCATCAAATGTTTGTTAGAAATTATATGTCATTTCAAACCCCATATAATGGACTTCTTTTATTTCATGGGTTAGGTACTGGTAAAACATGCTCTTCTATTTCTGTTTGTGAAGAAATGAGAACTTATTTAAAACAATTGGGAATTACTAAACGAATAATTATTGTAGCTTCACCCGCTGTTCAAGAAAATTTCAAAATTCAACTCTTTGATGAACGAAAATTAAAAGAAGTCAATGGATTATGGAATATTAAAGCATGTACTGGAAATAAGTTTATTAAGGAGATTAATCCTATGAATATGAAAGGTTTATCAAGAAATAGAGTTGTTCGTCAAGTAAAACGAATTATATCACAATCTTATCATTTTCAAGGATATATAGAGTTTTCTAACTATATTAGTCGGGTGATGCAAAAAACCGTGGGTAGAGACGATACTCCGGATATAATTAAAAGAAAACAACGTAGGGCATTACAAAAAGAATTCTCAAATAGAATGCTTGTTATTGATGAAGTTCATAACTTAAGAATTACCGACGATGGTTCGGTAAAACCCAGTTCAGAAAAATTATTAGCTCTGGTAACAAATGCGACTAATTTAAAATTATTATTACTGTCCGCTACGCCCATGTTTAACGATTATCAGGAAATAATATGGCTTTTGAATTTATTAAATTTAAATGATAAAAGATATCCCGTGACCACAAAAGAAATTTTTGATTCAAAAGGTGCGTTTGTTCAAAATACTGAAGGGGAAGAAATTGGAAGGGAATTATTAATACAAAAAATGATGGGATATGTTTCATACGTACGTGGAAATAATCCATTTACGTTTCCATACAGTATATATCCTTTAGAAGCAGGGAATCCACAGTCCTATTTAGGAATGTTGGAAAGCGGTGAATGGGAATACCCCAATGTTCAATTAAATGGAGGCGCTATTATTGATCCAATTAAAGTACTTGATTTAACAATAACAGATATTGGAAGTTATCAAGGAAGAGGGTATAATTTTATATTAGATTCTCTCCGCAGAGATCCTAGATTGGCATCAATCCTAACCGATCCCGATAAAGGACTACCTTATACTGTACTTGAATCTCCTTTACAAGCTTTGAACATGGTTTACCCACATTATGAATTAGGAAGCGACGATGCGGAGGACGATTTATATACTTATTTGTATGGAAAACGTGGATTGGATAGAACAATGTTATATGATGAATCAACAAAGTCGGAATTTAGATATAAAGATGTTACTCTTGAAAATTTTGGAAGAATTTTTTCCCCAGGAGAGATTGGTAAATATAGTGCCAAAATAGCTTCTATATGCGAGTCTATCCGTAATTCTAAGGGAATTGTATTTATTTATTCGCAATATATTGATGGTGGTGGAGTTCCAATAGCATTATCTCTAGAAGAAATGGGTATTACGCGTTATGGAGGACGATCATTATTTAAAACTCCTCCTACTGCTCAAATAGATGCGCTTACGCTAAAATCCAACGAGGTTAGATATCCCGCAAAATATATAATGATCACGGGTGATAAAAATTTGACACCCGATGTTAAAACAGAGTTAAAGGCGATAACAAGTGCTAATAATATCAATGGCGAAGTAATTAAAGTAGTTATTGTTTCCAGAGCTGGATCAGAAGGATTGGATTTTAAAAATATTAGACAAACGCACATTTTAGATCCATGGTATAATTTAAATCGTCAAGAACAAATTGTTGGGAGATCAGTTAGGAATTTTTCTCATTGTGCATTACCATTTGAAGATAGAAACGTTGAAATTTATTTATATGGTACGAGATTGGAAACAGATGTAGAAGCTGCTGATATGTATATTTATAGATTGGCGGAGAGAAAGGCAAAGAAAATCGCACAGATTGTGCGGTTATTGAAAGAAAATGCAGTAGATTGTTTGTTGAATAGAAAGGGGCAAGATTTTTCTGAAGAAAAGGTTAATAAAGTAATTGAACAAGAATTATCCAGTGGAGGTAAAATTAATTTAAGATTGGGAGACAAGAGAGGTAGTTTCATTTGCGATTTTACAGATTGCGAATATCAATGCAATACAGCAGTTCAAACTATAGATGAAGTAGATACTACAACATATAATGAAAATTTTATAATCATGAACATGGATAAGATTTTGCAGCGTATAAGACTATTATTTAAGGAATACTATATTTTTGATAGACAATCGTTAGTAGCTCTATTAACTCAAATTAAAAGCTATCCTTTAGATCAAATATACACAGCATTAAATTATTTAGTCACGGAAAAAAATGAATACTTAACAGATATGTTGGGAAGGTTAGGACATTTAGTGAATATTGGTAACTATTATATGTTCCAGCCCATAGAGCTAGGTACAAAACCAATTACTAGATTTGATAGGGTACAGCCACTTGATTATAAACGGGAAAAAATTATATTTAAACTACCTGACAATATCCCTTCATATGTTAAAGTTGAAGAAGAAGGTAAAGTAATGGAAGAAGATAATCAAATTATGGTCGTAATGGAAACTATTTTTCAAGAATTGCAAAATCCTGGATTTATAAGTAGTATTGATAAAGAAAATTGGGTAAAAGCCGCTGCATGGACTATTCTTAATTTGAATAGGTACAATAATATTGAAATGAATATACTGCTACAGCTTTCGATGAATCATATTCTAGACACTTTAAAATTCAAAGACAAATTGCAATTATTAAATTTAGTCTACACGAAAGAAGATAAATCGCCTTTGGAAAATATTATTTTTTCATATTTTGAGAATTTAATTATCAGAAATGATCGATTTACAGGAATAGTTTTAGCAGATTTTTCTAAGCCTAGTGGCCATGAAACCTATACAATTCTTGCATTTATAGATGGAATATGGAAGTCAAGTAAAGAAGCTATAAGTGGAGGTTTGGCATTAGCAATGTTCAATAAATTTCAAGTAAAGGATATATCCAGAATAAATGATATTATAGGCTTTATGACAATTTTTAAAAGACAACAAATTGTGTTTAAAACAAAAGATATTAACCTGAGTAGTAAAGGGAGAACTAATAAAGGACAACGTTGTGATAGAGGAGAAGGTAAGAGTACGATTATTGCAAGAATTAATTCATTGTTATCAACAGGAGTTATGCCTATTAAATATGTAATGACGAAAAGTACAGTTACATCTATTTATGGAAATGAAGCTATTTCTCAAACAATTCGTGTTAAAAAACGAAATAAGGAGGTTAAAATTAGTTCATTGCAACTTTGTATTGAATCAGAATTAATATTACGGTATTACGATCAAACTCAAAAAGATGGTAAAAGATGGTTTTTTAATACTGTAGATACAGTTATTAATAATATAATTGAACTAGGTAAATAAATTGAAATAACAGTTAAAGATATTATATATGTAGTATATAATGTCGGATAATCCACCCCCAGCAAAAGCTACATCTGTTAAATCCTCAAATGTAAAAGTTGTTCATAATAGAAAGAGACGAGGAGTAGGTATTTATATGCAAAATATACTTACTAGAAAAGTAAAACTTCCCTTTAACTCCGTTGGTAGTAATTTAGTGGAGAATATTTCATTAGATTTATCAAATCGCATTGAAGGAAAATGTGTACCTGAGGGTTTTATTAAACCGAAATCTATCCGGATTGTTAATTATTCTGCTGGTACTGTAAATGGCAAATTTGTAACCTTTACAGTGGTGTTTGAATGTTTGATCTGTCATCCTGTTGAAGGCATGAAATTTAAGGCCATTGTAAAGAATATTACAAAAGCAGGTGTTCGATGCGAAACACAAGAGGATCCGTCGCCAGTAGTGGTATTTATAGCTAGAGACCACCATTTTAAATCAAAGGAATTTTCACA